TGTGCGTTCCGTGCGCCGATGAGGACGCGATGGTCACGCGCGGCGACAGGCTCGTGGCTGCGCTGCTCTGCGTGCCAGACGCGGAGCTCTACGCGATGCTGATGCCGTGGATGCCAGCCGAGGGACAGGCATGATCCTCGACATCCGACTCGTGCGCGACCGCGACGGCTGGTGGCGTGTCAGCGTCGAGGGCGTGCGGCTGCGCGGCAAGTGGCGGACGAAGGTGAGCGCGCTGTCTGCGCTCGCTGACACGATGCGTGGAGTCGCCGAGCAATGACGCTTCGTGACGCGCGTTGACGCGTCGTGAAGGTTGGCAGTCGGTCCGTTTTCGTGCATCCAATGGGTAGGCTCGCGCGACCTGGCCCCACCACCCACCTCCCCAGGACGCGTCGAGCCGCTTACGGTGCCGGCCTCGCGCTCGGCGGGAGGCGTCATGGCGTGGACCGACTGGCTCCCGTGGAGCAAGCGCGCGCAGGACGCCGCACCGCTGACGCTCAGCGGTGGCGCTCCCATCGGTCGCGTGTACGGCCAGCCTCGCACGTCGCGGCAGGTCAGCGATCCGCTGGAGTACGAGACCAACGCTGGTCAGCAGCTCGTGAGCGCGCTGCGCTCCGCTGACGTCGGCACGATCTCGCCGCTACAGGCCATCTACGAGGGCGCGCTCGTGCGTGACTCGCGCCTCCGTGGCGTGTCCGCTGCGCGCATCCACGCGATCACGTCGAGGCGCTGGGCAGTGCGCCCTCCGGTCGGCTACGAGCAGGACCGCGACGCGCTCGCAACGGCGCAGTCGGTCTCGACGATCCTATACGAGACGCCGGCCTTCGCGCGTCGTCGCGCCGAGCTTGCGCAGGGCATCCTGCGTGGCGTCGGCGTCCTCGAGCACGACTGGCAGCTCGACTCGCGCGGCTGGGTCGTCTCGCGCCCGCGTCCCATCGATCCCACGCGCCTCTCGGTCGACGAGTTCGGCGAGCTGTGCGTGTACGAGCCTGGCGCGGACTGCAACGGCAAGCCGCTCAGTTCGTGGCCGTTCAAGTTCATCGTGCACTCGCCCACGGGCGGTGTGCATCTGCGCATCCAGAAGCGCGGCGCACTGCGTCCGCTCCTCGCGCTCGCGCTCGCAAAGCGGTTCGGGCTGCGCTGGTGGCTCGAGATGATCGAGCGGTACGGCCAGCCTCAGGTGTATGGCGTCGTCAGCGAGACGAGCGCCTCGAGCACGCTGCTCGACGAGGTGATCGACCAGCTCGGGCAACTCTCCTCGACGTGGCGCGCCGCGTTCAGGACGGGCGTCGAGATCAAGGAGATCCCGGTCACGCTCCACCCCGAGCTGCACAAGCTCTTCGCCGACTACTGCAACACGGAGTACGCGGTCAGTCTGCTCGGCGGCAACCTCTCGATCGAGGTCAAGGACGCGCAGACGTACGGCAGCCAGGCGCAGGCGCAGGTGCGCGGCGACATCCTCGCGGCCGACCTCACCGAGCTCGACGAGACGATCTGCGACCAGTGGATCGCGCCGCTCGTGCGATTCAACAGGCCCGGTGCCGTCGTGCCCGTCATCGAGACGGCCGTGCAGGCGCAGCGCCCGTGGTCGCGCGAGGAGTACGAGGCTGGCCTCTGCACGAAGAACGAGCTCCGCGTCAGCAACGGCTACGACGCGATCGACGGCGGTGACGTCTTCGCCGCACCCTCACTTCCGCCCGCGTACAGCGGGACTCCGCTCTCTCTCCCAGCCTCCACAAGCGCGCCGGGGGGTGCGTCTGCGGAGGTCCCTTTTCCGAGGAGCGCGATGACGCCGAATGGGGCGACGTCGCAGACCTCGACGCATCCGCTCGCGAGGCTGCTCAGGCAGTCGTCGGACGACCCGGCGCGCTAGCGACCGATGCGCTCCTCGAGAGCGCGTCTCTCGGGCGCTCCATGCTCGACCTGCTCGCGGCACACGCGCGCTCGCTGCGTGGTCCGAGTGACATCGACGAGGTGGTGGGCCGCTGGGCCGATCAGCTCCAGGCAGACGACAGGCTTGCTGGCCTGCTCTACCGCACCTCGTTCCAGGCCGCGTTGGGCGGTCAGCTGATGGTGCGCGAGGTGGAGCTCGCAGAGGACGTCGACAGCGCCGCCCGCGCGGTCGTCTCGCGCCGTGAGTCGCCGTTCCTCGCGATGCCGTTCGACGACGCGGTGGCGTTCTTCAGAGCGAAGCGCCTCATCTCCGAAGAGGAGTTCGATGCGCTCCGCGACCGCTACCGCGAAGGTGGCTTCATCGCGCGCCGTCTAGCGACCGACCGACTGCGCGAGGTGGCACGCACGAGCATCGCGCGGCTCCTCGAGCAAGACCTCACTACCGATGAGGTGTACGAGGCGATCCGCGCTGCGGAGCGTGACGAGGTGCTCTCGATGGGCATCGCGCCCGCGAGCCCGCACTACCTCGAGACGGTGGTCCGCACGAACGTCGCGACGGCGTACGGCGCGGGCCGATGGCAGGCCGTCAACGATCCCGACGTGGCCGCGCTGCGGCCCTTCCTGCGCTACGTGACGGCGGGCGATGAGGCTGTGAGACCGATGCACCGCGCATTGCACGGGCACGTGTTCCGACAGGGCACCGAAGAGGCCGCGTATTACGCGCCCCCCTTGGGTTACAGATGCAGGTGCGGACTGACCACGATCAGCGCGCGCCAGTTCGAGTCGCGCGGCTACGTGCTCACCGAGGGCCGCATCGCTGGCGTGACGCCCGATGCTGGGTGGGAGTCCGCTCCCGGCCCGCTCACAGACTGAGCGTTCGCCACCTACGGGTGGAGGTGCTCATGGATTCCACGAAGAGCAAGAAGTGCGTGTGTGACGTGTGCGGCGCGGTGACCCACTCGATCCCGGACACCAAGCACAGGCGGTGCGGTGGCCACGCTGGGGCCGACCTGCGCAAGAAGACGCCGCTCGTCGTCGCGCTGCGGGAGCCGGCGCTCACGAGCCACCGGCCCAAGGCACCGCGCACGCGCTCCGAAGGGTTCTTCTACATCGTGAACAGCGGCGGTTCGTCGCTGTCGGAGGGCCCCGGCCCGAACCCGCGCGCTGGAACCTGGCGCGCAGCCTGACGCTCACAAGCATCGTGTCTGACCCGTCGGCATCGGCGGCTTAGGACACACCTCGCCGCCCGACGCGCAAGTGCCGGGCGGCTTTCTTTTCGACGTGCCTCGTGTGCGTCGTGAGGTCGTTCCGCTGGGCCGATAGGTAAGGTCGCCGACGCTTGCAATACAGCGCCGGTCTATCCCGGTTCGAATCCGGGGCGGGACGGTTCAGTCATCGCCGAGGAGGCACCATGCCCGCTCTACCGCTCGTCGTCGTCGAGACCGAGAGCGGAGCGGAGGTGCGTCTGCGCGATGCCGACGCGGGCGAGGCGTATCCCACGCTCCGCGCTGCACTCGACTCGCTGCTCGCTGACAGCGACTACAAGCCCAAGCGCGGCATTCTGCGTGACGAGGCTGGTAGCGAGGTTGGTCAGTGGCGGTGGCTCGATGCGACCGCCGAAGAGAGCGCGCCCGCGCCCGACGGCTCGCAGGTCACGCGCGACCTCATCGCGACGATGGCCGCGCGCCTCAACGCCGGCAGTCCCGCGCCGATGGATGGCGGCACGTCACCCGCTCACTCGCAGTTGAGCGCGACAGAGACGCGCTCTGACGGCTACGTGCACACGGGCGTCGAGGTGCAGGACCGCGCCGGCCGCTGGCACCTCTTCGTCTACGCCGAGACCTCGCCTGACGTGGCGCGCGACATCGACTCTGGCCGACTGGCCTACGGGTCGATCGGCTTCTCGTCTGACGGCCGACTCCTCCAGCACGCGCTGACCAACGTCCCGGCAGTCGAGGGACTGGCCCCCAACAACTCCGTCCGCGCGACTGCGGGCATCCACTTCCGATCGATGAGGCTCACGATGTCCGACAAGAAGCACGCTCGCGGCCCCGCTCTCGACCTGCTCGCCAAGATCGCAGCCACGCTCGGCGTGAGCGTCGAGGACGAGATGAGCGCCGAGTCCTACGCGTCTCCGGTGATGGACGCGCTCGCGGCGATCAAGAGCGCGGCCAAGACCGAGAAGGCGCTCGAGCAGGCCGGCAATCCCGCCGCGCCCCCGCCCGCGGAAGGCATGTCCGCCGCGCCTGCGCCCGAGCAGAAGACGCCGGCCGATGCGCCCGTCAAGCGCGCCGTACCCGGTCTCGAAGACCAGGCCGCGCTCGAGGCGTTCGCGTCGAGCGTTGTCGGCGGCATGCAGGACCTCTTCGGCAAGCCAGAGGCATCGCCGAGTGAGCTGCTCGACCTCTTCACGGCGAGTCTCGCGGCGTTCAAGGGCGCGCTCGGCCAGGGCGCTCCGCCCGAGGACGCTGGCGCGGACGCTGCGGCGATGTCGCAGCAGGACGCG